TGGTAAAATCCGATGACACTAATTTATCGGTAAGAATGATTTCAGATGACAAAACCTTATTAGGTGATGTTACAGTAGTAGGTGGTGAATTCCCAAATGGTGAATTTGGTATTTACACTACATCTCAATTAAAAGGATTATTGAGTGTATTAGATGAATCAATCGCAGTAGAAGAAGTTACTGGAGCATTGAAGTTTTCTGATAAGAAAACAAAGGTACAATATATGTTAGCAGCACCATCGGTGATTCCTGCAGTACCTGATTTAAAAGCATTACCTTCATTCGATACGGAAGTAAGCTTAGATGATGACTTTGTAAATAAGTTCATCAAATCAAAAGGTGTATTATCTGATTCAGATACATTCACATTTACGGTTAAAGGTGGTAAGGCTGAAATTATCTTAGGATATTCTTCAATCAACTCAAACCGAATTTCAATTGCAGTAGAAGCAACTGCTAAAGAAGATATTGAACCAATCGCTTTCTCAGCAAAGTATCTGAAAGCTATCTTAATGGCTAACAAAGGTTCTAAATCATCTTCATTGAAAATCTCATCTAAGGGATTATCGCACGTAGCATTCGTTGATGGAGATTACACTTCAAACTATTACTTAGTAGAAATTAAATAATTATTATGAGCTTTTGGGATACTGAACCACAAAAACCTGTCTTTGACTTTGAGATTGAAAAAGCAAAGTTAAAAGAAAATATGGACTATCTGATGACAATGTCTGTGCAAGAACAAACACTATACAAAAAGTGGGTGGAGTTGCAAGAACCATCGATGATTCAGGCTAAAGCCCAAATAGCATCTTATTATGATTCTCAATGGAAACCAACTGATATCAACAATAAGGAGCTAACGATAAAAGAAATTGAATCGTTAGACCCTTACGTTGAGATTGTTGATGACCCGAAGGAATCTACCAAATGGGCAGCGGTAAGACGTATGATTCACACAATGGATTTTACAGCAAACCCTGGTCGTAATGTAAAGATTAATGTAAAGGATAGAGTGAGTGGAAAACTATTAGGACAGATTTCATTAGCATCCGATGTAACCGCTATGGGAGTTAGAGATAACTTCATTGGTTGGACTAAGGATAATAAGTTTGTTGATGGTAAGTTAAATAACACTACTATCGCTTCTACTATTGTATGTACTCAACCATTAGGTTATAACTTCTTAGGTGGTAAATTAATCGCTATGATGACAACTACACCGGAGGTTAGAGCATATTGGAAATCAAAGTATGATAATGTTTTGATTGCAGTAGGTACAACATCACTTTACGGAATTCACTCTCAATATAATGGTATTCCACTTTTCAAAACATTAGGTGAATCAGCTGGTAAGATTAGTTTAAAGCCGGATGATAAATTCTATGACCCTTGGCATCAATGGATTAAGGAAAATAGAGCACAATGGTATAAAGATAATATTTCGGATGAGAGAGCTCGTAATGGTGCTAGTATGGGATATGAAGCTAATGGACCTGTTAGTGGTATAAAACAAAAGATATTAGGCCAAATCTTTAAAGAATGTGGTATTAAGGCAACTCAATATCATCACGGATTTAAGAGAGGTGTTTATATGGCTATGATGTATGAAAACGGATGTGAGTATCTTAGAAACGAAATTACCGAAGATAAATTAATTCTTAAAGATAAGTTTAAGCAAGGTACTGAATACATTAACAAATGGTGGAAGAAACATGCAATCAGTAGATATACAAAACTACATGATGAAGGAAGAATTAAACCTGAACACTTATTCTACATAGATGCTATTGGAATTAGTTGGGAAGAAATGAAAGCAAAATACCTATCAGAAGTAGGAAGATAAAAAAATAAAATTATGGCAAAAACTAAAAAAACAAAAAAAATAGCTGAAGTGCTAGAACCAATTGGTGAAATAAAAATGGCACCATCTGAAAAATTAGAACATTGCGAATGGTGTTTTCAATTCGATGGAGATGAACCACAAATATTTGCTTGGACTGGTGAAAATGATAGCAAAGATGAAGAACCAAAAGTAATGTTTACAATTACAAATACAAAAGATTCATATATTACCTTTACTCACAAAAATGGTAAATCATTTAAATTGTTTGCTAGAGAATTGACTGATGAAGGTAAGCAACTTAGAGCTAAACAAATTGAATTAACAAAAACAAATATAGAAAATGGAAGTACGAATAAAGAAGCTTAGTGAAACCGCAGTAATTCCAACTTATGCAAAAGATGGTGATGCTGGTATGGATTTAGTAGCAACTAGAATTATATCCAATACAACATTTGATGTTAGTTATGGTACTGATTTGGCAATGGAAATTCCTAAGGGATTTGTAGGATTAGTATTTCCTCGTTCATCGGTTAGAAAATATGAGTTAGCATTATCTAATTCAGTTGGGGTAATTGATAGTGGATATAGAGGAGAATTACAAGCTACATTTAAGAAAACAAACGGATTGGATTCTCTTGCGTATAAAGTAGGAGATAGAATTGCACAAATTATGATTATTCCACATCCTCCTATTGAGTTTAAAGAAGTAGATGATTTATCTGATACTGAAAGAGGTGATGGTGGATTTGGTTCAACTGGAAAATAAAAAATAAAATATGTTTATAGAACAAACGGAAGAAAAAACAAATAATAATTTATGGGTAGAGAAGTATCGCCCATCAAAGCTTGCTGATTATGTTGGTAATGAACATTTAAAATCAAAAGTAGAAGGTTATTTAGAAAATGGTGAAATCCCACATTTATTGTTATATGGTAAAGCGGGCACTGGTAAAACTACATTAGCAAAATTAATTGTAAAATCAATTGATTGTGATTATATGGTTATCAATGCATCTGATGAAAATAATGTTGAGACTGTTAGAAATAAAGTAAAGAATTTTGCATCTTCTATGGGATTCAAACCATTTAAGATTATTCTTTTAGATGAGTTTGATTATATGTCACAACCATCTCAAGCTATCTTAAGAAACTTAATGGAAACATTTTCAGCACATTGTCGTTTCATATTAACTTGTAACTATGTTGATAAAGTAATTGAACCAATTCAAAGTAGATGTCAATCATTTCAAATCATACCACCAACTAAAAAAGATGTTGCAATGCAAGTTAGCAAAATCCTAAAAGCTGAGAATGTAGAATTTGAAGTTAAGGATTTAGTTCCAATTATTGATGCAGCTTATCCTGATATTCGTAAAGTTATAAATACATGTCAGTTAAATTCAAATAAAGGCAAACTACAAGTAGATGTACAAAATCTATTAGAAAATGATTACAAAAATAAAATTGTGGATATCTTAAAATCAAATGACGATAAGAGAAACAAATATATGAAAGTAAGACAAGCTCTTATTGATTCTAAATCAAAAGACTTTACTGATTTATATACAACTTTATACGATACTGTAGAGGATTATGGAGGTGAAAATACATCAAATGTAATTCTAATCTTAGGTGATGGTGTAAACAAATCAGCAACTGCTATTGATAAGGAAATTATCGCAGCGGCTACATTAATTCAAATTTTAAATATTATATAATGGCTAACATTTTAGGAGCAGGTGGACAACCAATCGGAGGACAAGAAGAAAAACCAATACCTTTAGAAAAAACTGAAGCAATCGGATGTAAAAAATGCGGTGGTGAAATATTTGTACAAGGGTTTGGATTTCGTAAGATTTCAAAGTTATTAACAGGCAAACCAAAAGATGAAGTATTACCCGTAGAGTTATTCTTATGTGGTGATTGTGGTGAAGTATTAAATGATTTATTACCTCCGGGTTTAAAAGTAGAAGAAGAAGCATAATATGGCAGCAAAAACACTATTTGACCATTTAAACGCAATTTGTGATAAGAAAGACCCAAAGTATTGGGACACACTTGATGAGAGTGATAGAAAGACATGGAGTAACTATTTGATACTTCGTTTTCTTTCTATGAAGCCTGAGTGGATAGAACTAATTGCAGATATACAACCTTATATACAAGAAGCTCCGCCTAAAGCAATGTATCTTGCTTTAATTGGATTGATTCCAAAGACAAGAGCATTTTTAAAATATATGAAACCCGCATCATCTGAAAAATATGAAGATTGGATTATTGAATTGGTAGCAAGGCAATATGAAGTATCTAAATCAGAAGCAGAAGACTATCTTAAAATCCTTTATGAAACTACCAGCGGTAAGATGCATATTAAGGAAATAGCGGAGAATTATGGTACTGACCCTAAACAAATTACGAAGCTAAAATTAAAGGTTTAGATTTGGTAATATCGGGTATTTTTCGTATCTTTATACAATAAAACAACATAATGGCTAAAGTATCATTTTCGCAATATAGTATGTGGAGTTCATGCCCACATCAATACAAATTAAACTACATAGATAAGTTAGGTGAGAGTTCATCTAATATCCATACAATATTTGGAACTGCTATGCACGAAACAATCCAACATTACCTTTCGGTTATGTATGGTGTTTCTAAAAAGCAAGCAGATGAAATCAATAAAGATAAGCTCTTATTAGAAAAAATGAGAGAAGCTTATAAAAGTGAAGCTGATAAAATGAGCGAAGGAACTCCTTGTACTCAAATTCAATTGGAGGAATTCTATGGAGATGGTAGGCGAATTTTAACTTGGTTAGATAAGCATATGCACAAATTCTACTCAAAGAGTGGATTTGAATTAGTGGGTATTGAGATTCCATTAAACGCAACCATTAAAGAGGGTGTACACTTTATTGGATTTATTGATATTGTTATTAGAGATTTGGCATCAAACGAAATTATTATTATAGATTTAAAGACATCCACTATGGGATGGAATCAGTATCAAAAAGCTGATAAGATGAAAAACTCACAAATCCTTTTATATAAGAAATACTATTCAGAATTATTTAGTATTCCATTACAAAAGATTAAAGTTGAATATCAAATCCTTCGTAGGAAGTTGCCCGAAGATTCGGCATTTCCAGTACCACACGTATCAAAGCACATTCCAGCACATGGCTCTCCATCTGTTAAGAAGGTATATGATGAGTTTATGGAATTTATCAATACTGTATTTGATGATGGTGGTGGATTCAAAGATATAGAATTTCCTAAAGTACCCGGTGCAGCAAAAAAGAATTGTAAGTTCTGCGAATTTGGGAATAGAGGAATATGTGATAAAAAGGCTACAAAATAAAATTTTATGTTTTTTTGAAAACTTTATATTTATATATACAAATATATTTATAATGAATCAAGACAACACAAAACTAACAACTGTGAAAATACTGAAAGATGTATATTCATCATTTAAAAAAGTATCTTTCGATTCGGATGTAACACTTCAAAAGCTGGTAAATAGAACAGTTGAAAGATATGTTAAAGACGATGATTTTAGAAAAGAAATGAATGAGTATTTACAATTACAAATTTCAGGTTCACAATTCTAAAAAATTAAAATAAGTTATGGCAAAAAAGAAGAAAATCCTTTTACTTTCGGATGATTTGAGAATGGCAAGTGGTATAGCCACAATGTCAAAAGAATTAGTACTTGGTACAGTACACAAATACGATTGGTTTCAAGTAGGTGCAGCAATTAATCACCCTGAAGCTGGAAAAGTTTTGGATGTAAGTGAGGATATAAAAAATACATATGGTATTGCTGATGCTAATGTTAAAATACTTCCTTGGAATGGTTATGGTAATGCTGACTTAATTAGACAACTAATTAACTCCGAACAACCTGATGCTATCTTACACTTTACTGACCCTCGTTATTGGACATGGTTGTATGATATAGAACATGAAATCAGACAGAATGTTCCACTTTTATTCTACGCAATTTGGGATGATTTACCAGACCCATTATACAATCGTAACTTCTATGAAAGTTGTGATTGGATTGGTTGTATCTCTCGTCAAACATATGGT